GTCGAGCATTTTTTCGCGCGGGCCGATCATGACGCGGTGGTTTCCGGCGGGGGTGAGTTCCTGTGGACCGTCGGACCTACCGGTGCACGGACTGCCCTCCGGATGCCTGCGAGCACGAGGCCGGTGCGCGCGGGCCGCTACCGACTCGGTGTCCGGCTCATCGGAGGGCCCGGGACTTGAAGCGCGAGCGGCGCAAGCGGTCGCCGCTGCGGGTCGTCCAGCCCGACGAGGTGGCCTCGCCCGTACCGGCTGAGGTGGAGGCCTCCGCGGGTGAGCCGGACGGTCAGGCGGTGGAGGCAGGCTCGATCCGGGAGGCGCTGCGCGGGGACCTGGCCGCGGTGTTCTCCAAGCACCCGGCGGCCAGGACCCTGGAGCGGGTCGCGGACGTTCTCGCGCAGGTGCTGGACAGTCCGGCGGTGCAGGTGGCCGACCCTCGGATCGTGCCGCCATTGTCGCGGGAGCTGCGTTCGATCGTTCACGAGCTGGTGACCGCCACGGAGGCGGAGGAGGACGACCTGTTCGGCGGCGCCGGGCCGGTGGTCGTCGGTGCCTGAGAACCGGCAGAAGCTCCCAGACTGACGTGGGACAATGAACCAATGACCGATGCGACCTGCACAAATGCCGACTGCTCTAACCCCGTCCTGGCTCGCAACCGGTGCCGAAGGCACTACCGGCAGCACATGGCCTCGCTGTCGACAGCGACCTGTTCCGTCGACGGGTGTTCCCGAGGCGGGGAACTGACCGTTGGCCTCTGTGGGATGCACTACAAGCGGCTGACGAAGCGCGGAGACGTCGCCGGGCCGGATACCGAGGTTCGAGCGGCGACAGGTTGTTCGATCGACGGATGTGACGGCAGGGGGCGCGTCCGGCACGGATGGTGCGAGACGCACTACCGGCGATGGGTACGCACCGGATCTCCATTCACTGTCCGGAACCGTCCATTCGGAGAAGATCACCATAACTGGCTCGGCGACCGCATCGGCTACGGCGGGGCGCACGACAGGGTCCGGGGAGTGCGCGGACCGGCGTCAGCGCAGGTCTGCACCGAGTGTGGAAGCCAAGCCGCCGAGTGGTCGTATTTGAACGACGATCCGGCGGAACTGATCGAGCCGGATGGATTGCGACGGAGGTACAGCGCAGACCCAGCGCATTACGCACCGAAGTGCCGCCCATGTCATAGGACGGGCGACAACTTCGTGGGGCGGGAGGGTGCTCGTGCCGCCGAGCACTGCCCGTCCCTCATGGTCAACACCTCGGAGTAAAAACAGACCAACATGGGGGCCCAGGGTAGGCAAGGTCGCCGCCGCCCTGGGCAGGCCACTCATGCCGTGGCAGCAGGATCTTCTTGACATAGCGCTCGAGTGTGACGACGGCGGGCACCTGGTCTACAGAGAGTGCCGGCTCACCGTTCCTCGGCAGTCCGGGAAGTCCACGCTACTGCTGGCGAAGAACGTGCAGAGAATGGTGGACGCCAAGGCGTTCGGTGGACGCCAGAATCTGCTCTACACGGCCCAGACCAGGAAAGCGGCGAAGAAGAAGCTGCTGGATGACTGGGTTCCCGATCTGCGGGCGGCACTGCGTTTCAACGGCCGGTGGAAAGAACGGAAGACCATCGGCGAAGAGGCCATCTGCTGGGAGAACGGTTCCCTGTGGGGGATCGAGGCCAACACCGAGACCGCCGGCCACGGCGGGACGCTGGATGCCGGCGACATCGACGAGGCGTTCGCGGCCGTCGATGACCGGACCGAGCAGGCGATGGAACCGGCGATGATGACCCGCCGGTCCGCGCAGCTGTGGATCGTGTCGACGGCCGGCACCGAGCGGTCGGTCTACCTTCGCGGCAAGGTCGACTCGGGCCGGCTGATGGCCGAGCAGGGTGTCGACGAGGGCGTGCTGTACGTCGAGTACAGCGCCGACGAGGACGCCGACCCGGAGGATCCGGCCACGTGGTGGGCGTGTATGCCGGCGCTCGGCCACACGGTCACCGAGGACACCGTGCGGGCCGCCCTGGAGAAAGCGAAGGCGGACGTCGACAACGGCGGCCTGGGGAAGTTCTGCCGGGCGTACCTGAACCTGTGGGTGCCCAGCGGCTACGGCAACCAGGTGATCCCGGCCGCTGACTGGGCGGCGGTCACCGACCCGGGGTCGGAGATCGCGGGCGACTGGATGGTGTGGTGCCTGGACGTGGCGCCCGGGTCGCGGGCCGCGGCGATCGCCGTAGCCGGCCCCCGGCGGGACGGCCTAGCGCACGGCGAGGTGGCGGACTACCGGGAGGGCGACGGGTGGGCCGTCGGCCGGTTGGTGGAGTTGCGTGACCGGTGGGGGCCGCGGCCAGTGGTGCTGGATCCAGCGGGGCCGGCGGGGGCACTGCTGCCGGCGCTGCGGGAGGCCGGGTTCATCGAGCCGGACAGGGACCACCCGGACGGCCTGCTGCACCTGATGAGTGGCCGGGACCAGGCGCAGGCCTGCTCGGCGCTCAAGGCGGGTGCGTCCCTGCAGGAGGGTGCGGACCTGCTGGGGCCCGGCGGACGGCCGGCGGTCGAGCGGCAACGCACGTGGCGGCACGCCGGGCAGCGGGCCCTGACGGATGCGATCAAGGGCGCCAGCAAGCGGAAGTTGCTGGACGCCTGGGCGTGGGACCGGACGTCATCCTCGGCGGACATCTGCCCCCTGGTGGCGCTCACGGGCGCGCTGTGGGGCCTGTCGACGATCCCCGAGCCGGTCGAGGCTATACCGCTGGTGGCATGGCGATGATGACGAGAGAGAGGCGCTAGCGATGGCATTCCGCACGGTGGGAGTTACCGTCACGGACACCCCGGTCCTTCTGGTTGAGGCGGTGGCCGGTGACCTTGAGATCTGGGTCAACATCGACCAGAGCGCTGATTGGTATATCGGTGGGCCCGACGTGAGTACCGGGAGCGGATACCACCGTTTCGGGCGCGACCTGGAATTCCATTCTGAGGTCCGTCCTGGGGACCAGCTTTACGGGATTGTCCCCTCAGGGTTCGTGCTGGCCAATGTCATTATCCGGAGCGCCTGATGGCGGTCACGGCTGCACGGATCAAGGTCAGCTCAACCGAGGTGGCGCTGAATACCGCTGATGCGGCGGCCTCGACGCTGACGGTCAGGAATGGTAGCTGGGTCGGATCGGACATTGTGGTGCTCGGTCCGAGCGGGGTGGCGGTGGGGAGTGGATTCGATCTGCGTGGCGGCGAGATGGCGGTCATCCCACTGCAGGCGAATGACGTTGTGTACGCGATCCGCGGGACGCCCACCGACGTTCTGGTGTCGGTACTCCATACCTGACGCGGCCTGGAGATAGCGAGAGAGGGGCCGGTGGATCGTGGGCGGTGAGTTGGTGACGAGCATTCTGGAGCTGGTGGCCATCGTGCTGCTCGCGGTGGGTGCCGGCCTGGCGGCAGCCGGGATGGTGGGTGGCCTGGTGGGCGCCGGCGCCGGCCTGGCAGCTGCGGCTGCGGTGCTGGGCCTGGCGTCGGTGCTGCTGCAGCTGGTGGCCCGCTCGCCGCGGCCAGTGGTGCGTCACCGGTGAGTCTGTTCCGGCGTCGGCCTGGCACGACGTCCCTGGTCCCGGCCGGCCGGGCGCGGTACAGCCTGGATCAGTACATCCAGCAGATGGGATTCAGCTTCGGGGGCAGCTACTTCCCGGTCGGCATGGGTGGCCAGCCGATCTCGACGACGTATCCCAGTAACCCGGTCGAGCCGATCGCGAATTCATTCGTCGGCTATTCCGCGGGCGGTCTGTTTGACAACCCGATAGTGGCTGGCCTTGAGTGGATCCGGCTCAACGTCTTCTCCGAGGCCAGGTTCATCTGGCAGCAACTGCGCTCCGGACGGCCAGGTGACCTGTTCGGGACGCCCGAGCTGGGACTTCTGGAGACTCCATGGATGGGCGGGACGACCGGTGACCTACTGACACGCGTGCTCCTGGACGCGGACCTGGCGGGGAACGCCTATTGGGCACGGATCAACACGGAACTGGTACGGCTGCGCCCGGACTGGGTGGACATCGTGCTGGGGAAGCGACTCATCAACATGGGCGGGAAGACGAGGCAGGTGGGCTGGCGGAAACTCGGGTATGCCTACTATGAGGGCGGCCAGGGGATTACTGACGAGCCGGCCATGTTCCTTCCGGACGAGGTGGCGCATTTCGCGCCGCTCCCGGATCCGCTGGCGACATTCCGGGGCATGTCATGGCTCACTCCGGTGGTCCGGGAGATCCAGGCGGACCGGCAGGCGACGCTCCACAAGCAGGCATTCTGGGAGAATGCTGCCACACCGAATCTTGCGGTGTCCCTGAAGGTCGACGAGCCGGAGAAGTTCATCAAGTTCGTCGAGGCGATGGACCGTGACCACAAGGGCGCTGAGAACGCCTACAAAACCCTGTACACCGGGGCCGGCGCGGACGTGACGGTCATCGGCAAGGATATGGCGGAGGTCGACTTCGGGAACGTCGTCGGAAAGGGTGAGACGAGGATCGCTCTCGCAGCCGGGATCCATCCCGTTGTGGCTGGCCTTTCCGAGGGAATGCAGGGCAGCTCCCTGAATGCTGGGAACTACGCAGCAGCGAAGCGTGCGACGGGTGACAAGACGTTCCGGCCGTTGTGGCGGAACGTGGCCGGGTCGATGCAGGTCCTATTCCCTCCGCCGCCGGGCGCGCAGCTCTGGTATGACCCGCGCGGTGTCGCATTCCTGCGGGACGACGCTCAGGACGTCGCGTCCATCCAGCAGTCCGAGGCCATCACGATCCGGAACCTGCTGGATGCCGGCTACACACCAGACTCGGTCAAGGCTGCCGTTCTGGCCAATGACTGGTCAGTCCTGAAGCACAGCGGCCTCTACTCTGTGCAGCTCCAGAAACCCGGCTCGGCCGACTCCACCACTCCGGCGCCAGCTGGCGCACCGACGGGAGGCGCAGGTGCCTGACGTGATGGTCCGTGAGGTGGCCCGGGAGGGCCTGAGCCGCACGGTCGGGTTCGTCCAGCGGGACATGGCCGCCGGGGCGGGCGACGACGGCCGGATCCTGGACGGGTACGGCGCGGTGTTCCCCAAGACCCTGGGCGACCGTGAGGATCCCGCGACCGCGATGATCGACTCGTGGGAGGGCTGCTTCCTCGAGCAGAACGCGCCGGGGGTCTTCAAGAAGTCGCTGCGCGAGCAGCGGCCCCGCATGCAGTTCGACCACGGCCGGCATCCGCTCATCGGCTCCATCCCGATCGGGATGTACGACGACGGGTACCCGGTCGAGGAGCCGGAGGGCCTGCACTGCCTGGGTAGGTTGATGGAGAACTGGCTGGTGGAGCCGGTGCGCGAGGCGATCGCCGCGCGGGCTGTCGACGGCATGAGCTTCCGGTTCTCCGTGGTCCGCGACGAGTGGTACGACGCGTCCGGCAAGCGGATGACCGACCCCCGGCAAATCGCCGAGATGCTGTGGCAGCCACCCGAGGACGGGCCGCTGCTGCGGATCCTGCGCGAGGTGAAGATTCCGGAGGTCGGGCCCGTGGTGTGGCCGGCCTACACGGCGACGTCGGTGGACGTTCGCGCGGCCGGTGGCGTCATCGACCTATCCCGGCTCCACGAGCCGGCCACCCGAAGTCTTCTCGCCCGCGCCGTCCTGATAGCGGACGCGCACGACGGCGAGCAGAGCACGACCAGCACGACGGCACGGCCGCGATCCAGCGTCGCCACGCCCGCCCGCCACGCCCCTGCCGGGGCGCCGGATGGCAGCGATGGCACTCCCGGTGAGCACCGATCGCCGACCCGAAAGGACGGGCCCGCAGGATTGCGCACCGATCTGAACCGGTGGCTTTCTGCGCGGCGGGTCGTCATCGAGCACACCCAGAGGAGCACACGATGAGCGGCGTCACCCTGACGCACTCCCAGGCGGTCGCCCGCCTGAAGGACATCTTCGACGAGCTGGAAAGGCTGCAGCGCAAGGGCGAGGCTGGTCCTCTCGTCCCCGAGGATGAGACCACGTTCGCTGAGCTGACCCGCGAGTTCGACGAGGTCGACGAGCACCGCAAGGCACTGGAGCGGGCCGCGGCGACCGAGCGGGTGCGGGTGACCCGTGAGGGCCTGCGGACCGCGGCGCAGGATGCCCTGAGCCGTGGCCAGACGGACCGCGGCGCCGGCGGGCTGCAGACCGGTGGATTCGACTACGACCTGGACCCGATCCTGGAGCCGGACAGCATCGAGCAGAAGCGGTTCCGCAACCCGTGGGACTTGTCCGAGGTGCGGACCTTCGGCAAGGACAAGACCGATGTCACGCAGGAGCTGCGCTCCCGGGCGCTGTCGGCCGTCGAGCGGATGGGCGGCGCCTCGGACCGCGTGCGGGCGGCCGCGACGGACATCATCGAGCGGTACGACGACGAGTCCGGCACGATCAGCCAGCTGTGCCTGGCGACCAGCAGCCCGGAGTACATGCGGGCCTGGTCGAAGAAGATGCGTAGCAAGCCGCTGACCGACGCGGATCAGCAGGTGCTGTCCCGGACCATGTCGCTGACCGATGCGAGCGGAGGCGTGCTGGTCCCCTTCCAGCTCGATCCCACGGTGATCATCACCAGCGCGGGCAGCCGGAACGACATCCGGATGATCGCCCGCTCGGTCGTCGCCACCACCAACGTGTGGAACGGCGTCAGCTCGGGCGCCGCCTCCTGGAGCTGGGACGCCGAGGGCGTTCAGGTCAGCGACGACACGACCACCTTTGGTCAGCCGGTGGTGCCGAACTACAAGGCGGCCGGGTTCATCCCGATCTCCATCGAGGCACTGCAGGACGAGGCGAACGTCACCCAAGAGGTGGCACGCATCCTCGCGTTCGGCAAGGACACCCTGGAGGCCGCGGCGTTCGCCACCGGGTCTGGCGTGGGTCAGCCCACGGGCATCGTCACGGCGCTGGTGGCCTCCTCGCCGAGCATCATCCAGACCAGCACCACCACGGACACGTTCGCCGCGGCGGACATCTACAAGGTGGATGGCGCCCTCCCGGCCCGGTACCGCCGGGGCGCTTCGTGGTTGGCGAACCGCAAGACCTTCAACCTCGTGCGCCAGTTCGATACCAGCGGTGGCGCTCAGATGTGGGAGCGGATCGGCGCGGACGTCCCGCCGCAGCTGGTGGGGCGCGGGGCGTACGAGTCCGAGGACATGGACGGCACCATCAATGCTGGTGCTGAGAACTACATGGCCGCGTACGGCGACTTCAGCAACTACGTGATTGCCGACCGGATCGGATTCTCTGTCGAGTTCATCCCGCACCTGTTCGGCGCCAACGGCCGACTGACCGGTTCCCGCGGTTGGTATGCGTACTACAGGGTGGGGGCGGACAGTGTGAACGACTCCGCTTTTGTCCTTTTGAATGTCACCTGATTCATTTATCGGTTCCGCCTGTCGTGCGGATCGCATTCTGCGACAGGCGGAACCGGTAGAATGAAAACGAGCGGGCCCGGAATCGCGGTGCTGTAACACCGGCCGGGCCCTTGATCGGACACTGGAGGTCCGACCCATGGGCAATGCTATGACGAAGGTCTGCACTGAGTGCCGAGAGGTGCTGCCACTGTCTGCATTCGGCCGCTCGGCGCGGTCGAATGATGGGCTGCGTTCCCAGTGCTTGAAGTGCAACGCGGCGCGAGTGCGCAAGACCTACGCCCTGGCCGGCCCACCGCGGGAGATCAGGTGTGAACAGTGCGGGGCCGAGAAGACCACGCGGCATCCGGCGGCGAAGTACTGCAGCGATCGGTGCTCGCATCGTGCTGCGGAGGAACGCCGGTCGGCCAAGGCAGCAGGGAAGCCTCCGCGCACCTGCAGGACGTGCGGTGGTCCCGTCCAGACCCTGGTCGGGTACCCGGTCTGCTCCGGATGCAAGGTGGACCGTCGTGATGGTTCGGTGCGCGACCGGCAGCGGACGCTGCGCAAGTACGGCCTGACCGAGGAGGGCTGGGCCGAGATCCTCGCCACGCAGGGTGGGCGGTGCGGGATCTGCCGGACCGATGTCCCCGGTGGGCGAGGCGAGCGGTGGCACATCGACCACTGCCACGAGACGAACCGGGTGCGCGGCCTGCTCTGCCACAACTGCAACGTCGGCCTCGGGAACTTCCGGGACAGCCCGAGCATCCTGGCGGCGGCCCTCGACTACCTGACTCGGAGCAACAAGGAGAACGCATGACGCAACGATGCAAGGGCGGCTTCGCCGTCCAGACCGAGAGTGGTCCGCTGGTGTTCGCGGCTGGCCGGCTCGTGAGCGACGAGGACCCGATCCTCAAGACCCACGGCCACCTCTTCGAGGCGGTGGAGGCGCAGGTGGCCCGCCAGGAGGCGGTGCCGCAGTCGGTGACGGCGGTGGCCATGGAGACGGCTAGCGCTGCGCCTGGTGAGGTGCGGCAGACGAGCACGGCCCGCCGGCGTGCGGGCCAGGGAGATGGTGCGCAGTGACGGCAACACAGAGCCAGCCTGGCCCTGACCTGGACTACTGGCTGGATGGCGGGGTGTTCGTCCGGAAGAACATGCGCCGGATCGACATCGCGGCGACCGACGGGAATGTGGCGGCGCTGACCACGCAGGTGATGTCCAGCGTCGCGGTCTACCTCGAGGCGGGTGACGTCGTCACGAACCTGACGTTCATCTCGGGGACAACTGCGGCGGGCACCCCGACGAACTGGTGGTTCGCGCTCCACTCGAATGCGGCTACCCCGGCGCTGCTGGGACAGACGGCGGATCAGACCACGACGGCGTGGGCGGCGAACACCGCGAAGACGCTGGCCCTCGCATCGCCGTACCCGGTGCTGACGACGGGCATCTATTACGCCGACATCATGATGAAGGCGACGACCGTGCCGACGCTGGCGGGCCGGACGCTGCACAACGCGGTGGAGGCTGGTGCGGTCGTGACGGGGCAGAAGGTTCTGTCGGTGACGTCAGGATCGGCGCTGACTACGACGGCTCCGGCGACGATCGCGAGCCCGACGACGGTGGCGACGGTCCCGCTGGTCATCGTCACCTGACCTGCTGCTGCTGCCTGCCGGGTGTCTCCCGGCTCCGGCGGGCAGCAGTCCATCCCTCTTCACTGCCCGTCCTGAAGGGAGCCTCTCCGTGGCCCTGGTGCAGTGCAATGCCTCGTTCTCCTACCAGACTGCGGGCGGGCCCCGGACGATCGCGGTTGGGGAGCTGCTCGACGAGTCTGATCCGGCGGTGATCGCGCGCCGTGCGTTCTTCACGCCGACCGCGGCGCAGCAGGCGGTGTCCTGGGATGAGATGGACCAGGCCAGCGTCACGGCCGGGCTGTCGAGCACCTATGTTCGGCACCTCGGTCCGTCGAACGGGACCGACGATACGTCGACGATTCAGAGCGCCCTGACCGCCGCTCGTCTGGCGGGAAGAGGCCGGGTCATTGGTATGCCGGGCGAGACGTACATCATCACCGGCGAACCGGTGATCGGCTCCGGTACGACCCTCGACGTGCGTGGGTGTGTTCTGCGCAGGTCGGCGGGCTCAAACCTGCGCCTGATCCGCAACCACAGCTCCGTCACGCCACTGGCCACGGCAACCGACACTGCGACCACGTCCGGTTCCGCTGTGGTATCGACCGCGCTCGGGGCTGTCGCCGTCGTTGGGCAGGTCGCCGTCATCGCTGGCGCGGGCGGAAATGGGAACGGTCCACTGGTCGGAGTTGTCTCGGCGACAACGGCTACCACGATAACTTTGCGAACTCTCGACTACCGGCAGTGCCAGGCAACAGCCACCGTGTCCAGCGCGACCGTCTCCCTCTACGCGGTCGATTCAGGAATCACCATCCTCGGGGGTTGGTGGGACGGCGGGGCAAACACCTGCCCGTATCCGTCCGGCTGGATCATGATAATGTCCGCGCAGGATGTCACGATCGACATCGAGATGATATCCGCAACGGGGTATGGCAGGGGCGTGAGTCTCCGCGCAGTATCCGGGTACTGGGTTCGAGTGAAGGATTCGAATCTCGCCGGTCCTACTGTGCAGGTCAACGGCCCGTCAGCATGGGGGCGGATCGACTACGTTGCAGGTCGAAGCGGCGATGACCAGGTGGCGTTTACCGCGGGTGACTACGCCACCGAGCAGCCGACCGCTGGCGACATCATCGGCGTCACCATCGGGACGATCGACTCCAGTAGGACAACCGCATGGAACAGCCTGAAGTTCATTGCCGGCGCGGGATGGCTGATCGACGGGATCACTGTTGACGGGCAGGTAACGGGTCACATCCTCAACGGAAACCCTATCTGGATTGGTGACGACACCGCATCCGCCAACACCACCGGTGGAACCTATGGGACGATCGACCTGGGCAACGTGAACGCCCGTTGTCGGTCGTCCTCCAACGCGGTGGTCGCGCTATTCTCGCCGGCCATAGACCGGTTGACCATGAAGCTCTACCACTCCCCTCAGTCCGGGAACGGAGACGTCGACACCCCAGTCATGGTGAAGGGCACAAGCACCGCCACCATCCGCCAGCTCATCATTAATGGTGGGAGGGTGACCGATGCCTGCTCCAACATCATCAAATTCAACACTGCAACGGTGACCGTCGGAAAGATCGTGCTCCGCGACATGTTTGTGTCGAGGGCGTCCGGGGCATTCGATGGGATCGATACCGGAGCGTTCGCCGTCAACATCGGCGAGATTCTGATCGAGAACTGCGACTGGAACTTCGCCGGAACGATCGCCCACCGATGCGTTCATATCCAGCAGGGAACGCTCGGCCGTCTGACGTTCCGGGGCGGGAATCAGATTAACGGAAATGGCATGTATAAGATCGAGACGGCCGCAACCGATGGGGCGAAGGTCGTCATTGATGGGACGTACCTGTCTGGGGCAAGCCGTGTGTCTGACAGCCTCGCCAACACCACGGTGACGCTGCTCGGGCCCCGGATCAGCACCGTCAACGAGGCGTTCTACGTGAACGGCGCGTCGATTGTGCTAAGTGGGTCTGTGGATGGTGCGGCAGTGGTGAAGCAGGCTGCTTCCGAGGCCGTTCGAGTCGTGAGCCCGTCGATCTCGGCTGACATCTCCACGCTCACGCCGTCCAATGGAGACACGTGCGTCAACTCCAACGGAGCCCTGTCGTGTGGGGCCGGGCTTGTCGTGTACTCGTCGGCGGGGACTGGCTCGGGGTGGAAGCACGTCTACTCCGGAGCCACCTACTGAACCACACATAGTCGCGGTTCCGGGACGGTGGCGGAACCAGCCTGGCGCCCAGGGCGTCGAGGTGATCGGCACAGATGAAGGCCAGGCCAGCGCACCAACGCGGCCCTGCTGGCTTCCGCTTCGTAGCCCAGGGCCTGTTCTGCTCACCTGCCCCACCACGAGAGGAGGTGGGGCAGGTGAGCTATGCCCTGGGCCAGCCGGTAACGCTCGGCCCGTGGCTGGTCCGCGATTCCGCCGGCGCGCTGGCGAATGCGACCACGGCCACGCTGACCATCACCCTGCCGGACGGCACCACAGCGACCCCGACGGTGACGAACCCACCGAGCGTCACGGGAACGTACGTCGCGGCCTACACTCCGACGCTGCCTGGCCTGTACGGGGTCCGGATCGTGTTCGGCGGCACGAATGCGCAGGCCCCGCCGCTGGACTCGTTCTACGTCGACCAGGTGCTCCCGCCGCTGTGCTCGTTGGCTGAGGCTCGGGAGCAGTGCCGGGCCTACTCGACGGGCGACGACGTGCTGCTGCAGCGGTACGTGCGGGTCGCTTCGGGGCACTGTGAGCGGCGCACCCAGGTGTGGCGCCGTCAGGCCCTGGCCACCACCAAGGACGGCGGCAGCACGCTGGTGCGCCTGCGATACCCGATCATCTCCGTGACCACGGTGACCGAGGGCGGCACCGCGGTCGACTCCGCGACCGGCTACACGGCCGTCCTCGAGGACGGCCTGCTGTACCGCGGGCCGTCGACGTCGTGCGGGCTGCGGTGGGCGGCCGGCCGGCAGAATGTCGCGGTTACCTACGTCGCGGGTGCCGCTGACGGCCTGATCCCGGACGAGATCCGGCAGGGCGTCCTGATGCTGGTCGAGCACCTGTGGAACACGCAGCGCGGCGGCAGCGGCCTGCCACGCAAGAACAGCGACTCGGACTGGTCGCTGCCGGCCGGGTTCACGCTCCCGAACGCGGTCCGCGAGCGCTGGGAGCCCTGGATCCGGGAGCAGGTCGCATGACGACGGCCCGCCTCCCCTACGTGATCGACGCGCTGGTGTCCCTGGCCCGGGCCGCGACCGGCCATCGTGACCCAGAGTCCACCGCGACCGGGATCCCGGTATTCGATGGCCCGCAGTACGGGATCACCTCCGATCGGGTCACGACGTGGTTGGCGATCGGCTGGTCCGGTGAGCCGGACGCCCCCCAGGACGCCGCGGAGGGCGAGCAGACCATCGGGCCGATCGGGAACGTCGCTCGGGCTCGGGATGAGCGGGGTGAGATCCCGTGCCGGGCGCTGTGCCAGACAGGCGACCGGGCGCCGCCGAAGGCGGCGCGTGACGTGGTGTTCGCGGAGATGGCCGTCCTGGAGAATATCACCCGCACGAATCCGACGCTCGGCCTGGATCCGTCCTGGATGCGCTATTCCTACATCATGAACCGGTATTCGCTTCGGCAGGAGAACGATGCCGGGTCGAAATGCACGCTCGATTTCACTTTCGGATTCCGCACGAGGATTTAGGGGAGCGCGCTGTGATTGTTGAGTATCTCGGCCCGTGCGCCGAGGTGTACCTGCCGCAGTGCGGGGTCACGGCGGCCCGTGGTGAGCCGGTCGAGGTCCCGGACGAGGTGGCGGGCCGGGAGCCAGACCAGGGGTGGCGGCGCGCGTTGCCGGGGGAGATGACGCCATCCGGCGGGTGGACGCCCGCCGGATGGCCGCTGCGGGACGGGCAGACCTTCGACCACGAGGGCAACCCGGTCTGGTATACGCGTGATCCGGGGGAGGGCCTGCTCGCGCAGGAGGACTCGTGGCGGCGAGCGGCGTCGGTGTCGGCCGGAGAGGAGGGCTGAGCGATGAGCACGGTCCTGGACTGCCGCTGGGCCATGAAGAAGGAGTCCGTTTACAACACGCCGGTCGTGGTGGATCGGTTCTACCCGTGGATGGATGGGGTGGAGTCCGATTGGGATCCGCGGCCGCGCCAGTCTCAGGGCCTGCAGGGCGGCAATGGGCGCCGTGGACCGCTCGGCTCACGTTGGTATCTGCCGATCGGGCAGGGCAGCGTGAAGCTCAAGGCGGAGCTGGAATCCAAGGGTGGCGGAGTGCTGCTCGATTGGGCGCTCGGGGTGTCGACGGTCACCAGCATCACGGGCGGGTCGCAGATCGTCTTCCACACCGGGATCACGGGAACCGTCTTGCCCTCGGCGACGATCCAGGTGGTGAAGCCGCTCAACACCGGGTCGGAGACGGGCACAGTCGAGACGTACTCCGGGTGCACCGCAAGCAAGATCACGATCGAGCAGCCGGAGGACGAGGCCGCCACGATCGAGGTGGAGGCCGATGCTCGGGCGTACACGACGGGCACCGCGGCGGCGTCGCCGTCTTACGTGGCCGCGCCGACCATCTTCGACCACTACCAGGGTGCGGTCGGGATGGGCGGCACGCTGACGGTCCCGACGACGACGGCTCTGGCCACGGGCCTGACGGCGTTCGCCGACTTCCGCAGCTGGAAGCTCGAGATCGACCAACAGATCGACGACGGCCGGTGGGTGATCGGGAGCAGGAATCAGCCGATCGCCGGCCAACAGAAGATCAAGTTCGGCGGGAAGGTGGAGTACAACAGCACCACCCTCACCGCCGGCCTCGTAGCCGGCACCCGATTCCCCTGGTATCAGACCTGGACGACGACCGAGGCCATCAGCGCGGGGTTCGCACAGCTGCAGGTCGTCGTCCCGCAGCTGGCCCTCACCAAGGGCTTGCCGAAGGTGAAGGCAGGGGAGACCACGATCCAGGACGTCGACGCCAGCGTCACCAGCGATGGCACGAACAAGGATGTCTACGTGGTGCTGCGGACCGCGGACACCGCCCTGTGATCGGCGCCGATGAACGGCAGCTTGTCGCCGTCGCGAAGGCACTGCGGGCCGCGAAGGACAAGGAGTTGACGAAGGCCATGCGGCTCGCGACGAACGCCGCCGTGGAGCCGGCGAAGGACGCGATCCGCAAGGGTGTTGGCCAGGCCGGCCGCGTTCCGCGCCGCGGCGGCCTGGCCGCCGTCATCGCGGGCGCCAAGTTCAGGGTGCAACGGCTGGGCGGGAAGGCTCCCGGGATCGTGCTCATCATGCGCCGCGCCAAACAGGATGGCGGCGGCGTCATCGACCTGAAGCGCATGAACGCCGGCCGGCTGCGGCACCCGACGTGGGGGAACCGCGACAAGTGGGTGACGCAAACGATCCCCTCCGGGTGGTTCGAGGCATGCCTCGAACCGGTGAAGCCTCAGGTGACTGACGCGATGCGCGCCGCGGTGCAGGATGTCGCCAACCAGATCGCCGCGAAGTCCCACGGGTCCGGGTCGTGAGAATTCGCTTCCCCGATGGCCGGGAACTGGAGGCGGTCAACCCGGCGACCGCGAACCTGCTGCACCTGATGGAGCTGAAGCAGCAGACGAAGGAGTGGTCCGAGGACGGCAAGGGCCTGGGGATGCGGGCCCTGTCCGCGATGCGCCGCCGCTCCCTGGACTACCAGCTGGTGTTCGAGGCCGAGCAGAAGGCCGCAGCTGACGAGGGCCGGCCGATGGTCGAGCCGGACCCGCCGGATGACGCCGACGTGTGGACCGCGGTCGTGCTGTACCTGTCCCGGCGCGCGGCGGGTGACCGCCTGTCGTTCCTCGAGGCCGCGGACGTCCGGATGGGCGAGTTGGCGATGATTCCCGATCCGGGCGATGAGGGTCCGGGCGAGACGGACCCTACGACGCCGGGCAGCGGTGGCCCGGCGACACCCGAACCCGATCCAGGCCTCGAGGCGTAGCTGCCGAGGACTGGCCGTTCGACGACGTCGCCGAGTCGATCGGCCGCTGGATGGGCCTCGTCAGCCACCTGTGGCCCGGGATCACCCCGTTCAACGTGACCGACTTGCCGGCGCACTGGTGGGCCTACTACGTCCGGCAGGCGATCGCGCACCAGGACGCCATGAAGGAGGCTCGACGTGGCCGATGACGTCACCCTCAGGTTCCGGCTGACCGGTGAGGACGCCGGGGCTGGGAAGGTCGTCGGCGACGCCGAGGAGAAGGTCGGCAAGCTCGGCAGGACGATGAAGGGCCTGGGCGTCGTTGGCGCCGCTGCCGGCGCGGCGGCCGGTGGCCTGCTCGCGAAGTCGTTCTCCGACAACCTCGACATCGGGCAGGCGCAGGCGAAACTGAATGCACAGCTCGGTCTGTCGACCGAGGACTCGGCGAAAGCCGGGAAGGTCGCCAGCGCCGTGTACGCGGCGAACTGGGGCGATTCCATGGATACCGTGGACGCCGCCCTGAAGTCCGTGGCAACGAACATGGCGTCCATAAGCACATCGTCAGAGGCCGACCTGCAGGGAATTACGTCCAACGCACTCGCTCTCGCGCAGACATTCGACATCGACGTCAACGAGTCCACCGCTGCCGCTGGCGCATTGATGAAGAATGGACTCGCGAAGGATGCGACCGAGGCGTTCGATATCATCACCCGCGGCGAGCAACTCGGCCTGGACAAGGCCGGTGACTTCCTCGATACGCTCACCGAGTACTCGCCGCAGTTCGACAAGCTTGGTATCGGCGGGTCGCAGGCGCTCACTATCCTCTCGGCCGGGCTCCAGGCGGGCGCCAGGGACACGGATGTTATCGCCGATGCCTTCAAGGAGTTCTCGCTCCGCGCGATCGATGGCAGCAAACTAACCGCTGGTGCCCTGGCGCAGCTGAAGAAGGAGGCTGGGCCGGAGCTCGCGGCGGCCATCGGCACCGGGAGCAGCAGCCTCAAGACGCTGGGCCTGGACTCGGCGAAGACCTCCGCTGACATCGCGGCGGGCGGGGACCGGGCCCGGTCGGCGACATTCAACGTGCTGCAGGCACTGAACTCGATGAAGGACCCCGTGAAGCAAAATCAGGCCGGCGTCGCCCTGTTCGGTACGCAGTGGGAGGACACGCTGCGGCAGATCCTTCCGGCGGTCGCTGGCGCCGAGGAGGGCATGGAGGGCGTTACTGGATCTACGCAGCGGATGGCCGACACGGTCTCCGGTGACGCGAAGTCGAAGATCGAGGGAATGCAACGGTCATTCCAGTCATGGACTCAGGGGCTCGCGTCCGCCAAGGGTCCACTCGGGGATGTCGCGGCCGGCGCCGTGGCATTCTCTGGTCCGGGTCTGGCGATGGCTGGCAGTGTCGGGCAGGTCGCCGCCGGGATGGCGGCGATGAACTTCGGCCTGGTCGCGAGCAAGGGTGCCCAGCTGGCCGGCGCTGCCGCTACGGGTGTGGCGACGGCGGCACAGTGGCTGTGGAATGCGGCACTGTCGGCTAACCCGATCGGCCTGATAATCCTCGCGATTGTGGCCCTGGTGGCGGCGCTGGTCTGGTTCTTCACCAAGACCGAGCTGGGTCGTGCGATCTTCCAGACTGCCATGCAGGGAATCGTCACAGCATTTAACTGGGTGAAGGATACTGGCGGGGCGGTCGTCACGTGGGTGGTCACTAAATGGCAGGAGATGACACGGTTCTTCTCGGGCCTTCCCGCGTCATTCGGTCGAATCGGTAGCGCCATCGGAAATGCGCTGCTCGCACCGCAACGAGCTGCGTTCAACGCGATCCGCTCTCTCTGGAATTCCACGGTCGGCGGATTCTCATTCTCTATCCCGTCGTGGATCCCGTTCGTCGGCGGGAACTCCTACAGCATCCCGCGGATGGCGAAGGGCGGGATCGTCACCTCGCCCACCCTGTTGATCGCCGGTGAGGCCGGCCCTGAGGCCATCGTTCCGCTCGGCAGCTCGAGCGCAGGCGCCGAGCTGGGTGGCGGGACGGTCGTCGAGGTGCACCTGCACGGCGTCATCGCGGGCGACCGGGAGACCTTCTCCCGCACCGTGGTCAGTGCCCTGGACGAGGCAGTCTCCAGGGGCCTGCTGCCGCACCGGCTGATGCCGGTCGGCGCCCGGTAGAGACCCAGCCACCATCACGCACCAGGGAGGTCAGCATGGGTCTCGGCCCGTCCGCCACGAACGCGAACGCCTTCGTCGACTCGGTCACCGGGGCGGCAGGCGGCGGATACCTGCAGTTCTACATCGGCGACCCCGGTGCGTCCGGCGCATCGAACACGGCAGGGTCAACCACCCGGATCGCGGTGGCCTTCCCGGCCGCATCCGCCGGCAGCGCGACGCAGACCGGCACGGCCACGCTCACCAGCTGGGCGGGCGGGTCGCAGACCATCAGCCATGGCGCGTTCTGGTCGGCGTCGTCCGGTGGGACCTTCCGCGGCTCGTTCGCCTTCACCGCCAGCCGAGCCGTGATCAACGGCGATGACCTGGTGGTGTCTGGTCTCGTCGTGTCCGCACCGCGGGCCACCTGACCCGTGGCCATCACCAACGTTCAGGCGGCGTCCGGGACGTCGGCGGCGTCCTCGACGAGCGTCTCGGCCACCCTGTCGAGCGGTGCGACTGCCGGGAACCTGATCTGGTTTGCCGCGGGCCTGGACAAGTCGGCGGGCACCATCACGCCGCCGGCCGGGTTCACCGCACTGGTCTCGCATTCCTCCACCAGCGTCTCGACATATGTCGGATACAAGGTCGCGACCGGCGGGGAGACGACCGTCACGGTCAGCCGGTCCTCGGCGAGCACCAGCGGGGATACCGCCTGGGTTGGGGAGTTCGCCGACTCCGGGTCCGGCAGCTGGCAGGTCATCAGCACAGCGACCCACACCACGGACGAGAGCACCGTCACGTCCTGGTCCTCGGGCACCGCCGCGGACCCGGCGCAGACGTGCGCGGCGATCGGTTTCTTCGCCATCGACTCCGGCTCGTCCGGCAGCGGCTCGCAGTCCTGGTCGAACTCCTACGTCGGGCTGTTCGGGTGGGCGAACTCTGGCCTGGGCGGGATCGCGGTCGGCTGGCTCTCGTCGACGGCCGGCGGCTCCACGAAGGAGACCACCCACACCCACACGGCGACCGCAGACCAGATGTCCGGTGCGATCGCCACGTTCGCGCGGGTCTCGACGAGCTTGACCGGCACGCTGGCCGAGACGATGACCATGACCGGTGGGCTGCTGCTGGGCGCCGCGTTCACCGGGGCCAGCTCCACCGCGATGACGATGACGAGCGCGCTGACGGTGCTCTCGCACCTGTTCGTCGGCACCCTCGAGATCGAGTTGACAGCCGGGGTGTGGACGGACTTCACCTCACGCACGGAATTCAGGTCCGGTCCGCTGCGGATCCGGCAGGGCCGTCCGACACCGTTCGATGACGTCGGCGCCGCCACCATGACGTGCGTCCTCAGCAACGTTGATGGCGACCTCATGCCAGACAATCCGTTCGCTGCGTATCATCCCAATTTCGTGGAGGGGAAACGGATCCGGTGGAGCGTCACCAAGGGATCCTCCGCCTTCACTAGGTTCACGGGATGGATCCAGGACATTCGGCCTGAGTTCCCGTCCGATCACACGAACAAGACCACCGTCACCATCCTCGCCACTGATGCGCTCGGCCTGCTGGCGCAGAAGAAGCTACGGTCACCGTCGGTCGAGGAGGCCATCTACCGCGGCGTCGTCGACGGGTTCACGGTGGATGCCGTGGAGTTCGTGGGGGAAACGAACGGAACTGTTTCGATCGGCACGAACTACAGCGAGGATGCCTCCCCGGGCGGGACGACGGGTGCGACGTCGACGACCTGGCCGAACCTGGAGTTCGGCGCGCCCGACTCGGACATCTCAGCGGAGGGGATGGCCACAGCGCAGGTCAACGATGACGGCGACGTCAGCGAAACGCTTCTTCACACGCAGCCGAACACCCGCTACGTCGAGTTCATGTTCAAGACGCCGGAGAAGCTCATCCCGGATGCGAATGCGTACTGCATCGGGTCCCTGCAGGACAACGGCTTCACCAACATCTGCCACGTCGCCATAGCTAAGAACGGCACCGTGAATGCCCTGTTCCTCATGAACGCGGCATTCACGACGAACCTTGGCCTCATGAACAACGTTCCGTTCGGGCAGTGGGTACGGGTCGAAATCTTTCCAACCGGTGGATTGAACTCGTCAACGACCACGACGGCATCGGCGCAGATCTACGGTGGATCAAGTGCCGGAGTCCTGTCCGCCGCCGTCGACATGCGCGGAACCAGATACGTCAACCTGCCCGGTGCAGTGGCCCCAAAGGTCAACGGGTCATGGGCGAGCCTGAACGTCAAGGGCGGGACGACGAATGTCGTCGGCCATTCCTGGTACACGCACTGGACTGCCGGGAGCGTCACGTCACTGTTCCTCAGGTGGCAGTGGCTGACCGGATTCACGTCCCGACTCCCGGTCTCGTGGAATTCGGCCGGGACGGCAACAGCAGCCGCCATGATGGGGACGACGGCAGGCAAATATGCCCTACAGGATCTCCAGGCCGTGATGCGGACGGGTCGGGGCGTCGCGTGGGCCCGGCCCTGGGATGGGCACATCGTGGCTGCCTTCGCCGACGGCGGGGTCAGGCCCTCCGTCCCGGTGGCCGTCATCGACCTGGATACCGACTGCATCGGTTCGCCCAGCCTCGATCGCGGCGTGGACCAGCGCCCGACGCGCATCGAGATGACCTGGCCCGGCGGCAAGGCACTCGCCGTCGACCAGGCCGCCGAGGCCGGCGGGATCACCCGCTCCAAGTCCTACGAGTGCTACGCCGCGACACAGGCGGCCGCGCAGACCCTGGCCGGCCAGATCCTCGCGGACGGCGCGGGTGGCACCCGAATCAGCAAGGTGACCCTTGACCTGGTCGCCCCGCAGACTGACCACACGGACGTCCTGCTGAGCGAGTCAGGCACCCTCGGCGGCCTGTTCCCGCTGCAGCGGATCCGGACCTGGGTGCCGACCTCGCACTTTGGCCTGCCGACCCGTGACCATCACGTGCAGGGCTGGGAGGAGGCCTACCACCCCGACTACGTCACGCTCACCATGGACACCACGCCCGTCGCGCTGACCACCTACGCGACCGAGACGTGGACCGGCAGCAACGGCGCGGCCTGGCCGGCGCAGTGGACGGCGCACGCCGGCTCCGGCGGAGCCATCACGATCCAGACCAACCGGGGGCGCATCAGCCCCGGGACGACCGCGGGTGTCACCAGTTACGCGACGCTGAACACCGGGCCGTACCCGACGTTCCACGAGACGATCACGGTCACGCTCAACGACGCGGCCAGCACCGCACGGATCCTCTACCGGTACGACTCGGGGTTCACCGCCGGCTACTACCTGCAGCTCGACACGAGCGGCACGGTCATCCTCAAGCGGCAGGGCGGACCGGCGAACACCCTGGCCAGCGCAGCGATCGCGCTTTCGGCAGCCACTGCGTACAAGGTCCGGATCGTCAACGTGTCCGGCTGGCATGGCGCGAAGGTGTGGGCGGCCGCCGGCAGCGAGCCCGCCGGCTGGCAGCTGCAGGCCACCGATACCGGTCTGGTGGCCGACGGGTACGTCGGCCTGCTCGCGGTCCAGGACGGCACCGCCGTCAGCAAGACGGTGGACTTCGACGACTTCACCCTGATGGAGGCCTGACGTGCCGCCTGCCCTCTACCCGCTCGCCGACAACGTCGTGCAGCGATTCGACAAGCTCTACCCGGGGCTCGTCTTCACGGGCTTAGAGAAGCTCCTTCTGCACACGACGGAGGGATCCGGGTGGCCGGATTACGCCGGCGGCGCCAGTGCCCCGAACCTGACCGGCCGCCCCGACCTCGCCGCGAAGCGGGTCGACTGGCGTGGCCACTTCCCGATCAACATGTCCAGCCGAGCACTGCTGCACACCAGGACCCAGCCGACCAACGGGGACCACGTGGTGCAGGTGGAGCTCGTCGGGACGTGCGTCCCCGGCGGCCCGGGCCTGTACTGGCCGAGTGCACCAGATTGGGCGTTGCAGGGTGTCGCCGACCTGCTGGCGTGGCTGCACACGCAGTGGGGGATGCCCCTGACCTCCACGGTGATCTGGCGCGCCTACAACGCGCCGGGGGAGTCGCAGCGGCTGACCGACATCGCCTACGACGCCTACCGGGGTGTCCTCGGCCATCAGCACGCCCCGCAGAACGACCACCGCGACCCCGGGGCGCTCGACGTCGCCCGGATCATCAAGCTCGCCGCAGGAGGCGCCATGCCCAACGTCAACCTGACCCGCGAGTCCCTCGAGGCGATCGCCGGGGTCATCACCGGCGGAGAAGAGGCCCTCTACCGCGTCCACAATCCTGACCAGCCGGACCCGAAGAAGCCCGGCAACCTCATGGTCATCACGGACGCGCTCAGCGAGGTCCTGGCCCGCCTGGACCGGATCGAGGCCAAGCTTGACGCTGCGCCGGCGCGCACGCCGGGCGCGTGAGCCTGTCCCCTGAGGCGTGGACCGCGGTCGGGGTAGTCGTCTCGGCCATCGCGGCCGCCATCTCCACTGTCGGAGTCGCCCGGATCAACGCCACCAAACGGGACGTTGGAGAGGCCCGCGAGCACGCGGAGAACGCCAACGAGGCGGCCGTCGAGGCGCGCGAGCTGGCCCGCCCGACCGGCAACGGGTACGCCGCCGAGACGACGGCAACCCTGGATCGGATCGAGCGGGCCGTCGCCGGACTGACCCAGCAGGTTGAGGGCTTGGGCGAGCGCCAGGTCCGCACGAACGCCTGGCTGACTCGGCACCTGTCCGATCATGCGCGCGCCAGCCTGGGTAGCAAGGTCCGGCCCGCACCCGACCCCACCGACGAATTGGACTGACCGGAGGACTCATGCTCGCCTCGCTCCTGCGCACCCTCGTGCCCCTGCTGGTGGCCTGGGCCGGTCCGACGCTGACCGCGTGGGCCGGCTGGACGCCGGAGGACATCTCGCTGGTCGCCGGCCTGCTGGTGGCCGGCGGCTACTACGCGGTCGTCCGGCTGCTTGAGCGCTACGTGTCGCCCCGGTTCGGGTGGCTGCTCGGGCTGGCGTCGGCGCCGTCCTACTCGCGGGCTGGCGATGTCGAGATCCCGCTGACGGTCACGTCCGGGATGCTCGACTTCGACCGGACCGTCAGGGAGTCGCGGCGCGATCCGGACCAGCTGACGTGAGTCCCCTACGCGCCGCCGCGGTGATCGCGGTGACCGGTGCGCTGGGCTTGGTCCTGGCGGTGCTGGTCGTCGCCCTGGCGTTGCGGTGACCGAGGACGAGCCCAGGTGGCGGGTCGCGCCGGGCGGCCTGGTGTTGCGCTGGTGGACGGGCACGGCGTGGGGTCCGGACGTCGCCGAGCTCGGCACGAGCCCCGACCCGCCGCCGGTCTGGCGCCGGGAGATCCCGCACGGGCCGCTCACGCAACCGGTCGGCGTCCCGGCGCAGACTCGGGTGCTGGCGTGGCCCGGCAGCGCCGGACCACCTCGGCGCTGATGCTCGGGATGGCGCCGGACTCCCGCAGCGCCTCCAGCTCGGCGAGTAGGTCGGCAGGGAAGCCGATCGAGATCCGGCGCTCGACCCGACGAGGCTGCCCCCGGCCGCGCCTGGGCGGCTCGGGGGCAATCGGTTCGGTGGTCATCAGGCGTTGCGGATCGCTTCGGCCTGGTAGTCCGTGCCGCCGATCCAGATCCGGCCCTCGCTGTCGAGGTACCCGTCAGAATCCTCGGGCAGGCTCTCCAGGTGGGCGCGCGCTGCGTCGCCGAGGGCAATCCTCTGCTCGCCAGCCTGGGCGCCGTCCCAGAACTCGACCTTCGCGACCGGGGCAAGAGTCTCGCGGATGTACTCGGCCTGCGGGGTGCTGAGGGTGATGGCCAGCTTGCTCATGATCTGCTCCCGGTGTCTCGCTCCGATTTCCTGACATCACTTATTCTGGCGCACCCAATACATGATGTCAAGTAATCTCCCCCTGACCGCCGTCCGGTGCTCCCGGTCCGGACGGCGCCCGGTGTTGGCGGGCAGCCGGGCGGCGATCGCCCCCACCTCCCTCGCGGAGGTGGGGGCGTCTCGTGCGTTTGGGCCCCGGTCAGAGGCCGAGCTCGAAGACCCCACGGCTCCTGCCCCGGCCCATCACCGACGAGGCGCTGTCCATCGCCCTGGACAGTGCCGACGACGCGATGCGCGCCCTGCTGGCCCTCGGCGCGTTCGCCGGCCTGCGCGCCGCCGAGATCGCGGGCCTCGACTGGTCCGAGGTGTACCTGGCCGGCAGGGAACTGGGCATCGCCTGCAGGATGGGTGGACATCGCTGGTGCGAGCACGATTCCCCCAGCCCAGAGGGCACAGACGCCGATGACCCGGACACCGGGGACCGGATGTCCACCCCCGATGTCCAGGCCGGTCCGCTGCGGCCCGCTGCCCCCCTGGTCAGGCCCCTGGCCGCTCCCGGGAAACTGCCTCCGCATCCAGACCGTGAGCCGGTGGACCCGCAGGCGCGCCACCCTCACGAGACGCGGATGGCGTGGGCCCGCCGGCAGGTCGACGCCGGGTTGCTCGAGCCCGGGGAGATCGACCGGATCGGCGCCGAGATGTTCGGCGTCGATCCCCGTACCGTCCGCCGCTGGCGCACCCAGGCCGGCGACGACCGCAGCACTGAGAGGACGCCATGAGCACCGCGCAGGTCATGCAGGACGTCGATGATCTGCTCGCCTACCAGGAGGAACTCCTGGCGCGCGGCCTGCCCGCCGGTGCCACCCTGATCGTCATCGGGTGCGCCCTCGGCGTCCGGATGTCCGGTGGCCGCTCGTGACCCTGGATGCCCTGCGAGAGCGCGCCCCGCATCTGGCCGTCGCCTGGACGACTGCAGCCGGCCTCGTGCCCCGAATGCATCGTCGCTGGGGATCCAGCCACGCTCAGCCGGTTGTATGGTCATGCGCCAACCGTCGCGCATCACACGAGTGTTGGTCAATAGCACGCAGTTTACTCGTGCTTGACACGACTGTGCGTGAGCAGGTAGAACTCACCTATGACATCCCAACCGATGCAGTGCACGACTCCCGATGAGGAGGCCTGGGTAGCCGACGCCTCGACGTTCGGTGCCCGGCTGGCCCTCGTGCGGCAGCGCATGGGGTGGAACATGAAGAAGGCCGCCGTCACCTGCGGAATCGCCCAGGTCACCTGGAGCGAGTGGGAACGGGGCCGCACGCCCCGCAACCTGATCTCCGCCTGTGAGGCCATCTCTCACGCCACCGGTTGCGACGTCGCCTGGCTCGCCGGAGTCCAGCGCAAGGCGTCGGCATGACCGCGCTCCCGGTCCCCGAGACCCACGAGCGCGACTACGCCGCGGAGATGCGCGTCATCCTCGACGCGGAGATGCAGGTAGGCGACGCAGCACCGGTCGTCGCGGCCAGGATTGTTGCGAAGTTGCGCGCCACCGACCCCGGCCTGCTCTCTGGCTGGCTCGACCTAGGCGCTACGAGCTTCGTCCGGGAGGCGCTCGGCCAGATCGACCGGTCCGCCCGGGGTGCCGCCCGGCGGGGTATCGCCCGGTCAGCGTTCGCGGACGCCGGTGACCGCGGCGACGTCGGCGAATTCCTCGCCGTCCGGTACGTGGTCGACGAGCAGCAGACCCGCAAGCCGCTCGGGGATCTGCTCAAACCCGAGCTGCTGTACGTGGCCAGCGAGTACGACGCGGACGCGAAGTCAGCCCGGCTCGAAGCGGCGTTCTTCCGCGCCATCGCCAAGCAGGTCGGCACCGGCCGCGTCCGGGACCGCTTCGACGAGCAGCGGATCGCCGAACTCCGGCGGTCGATCACCGGATGACTACCCACCCCCCCCTGTTCCGTCGCCGTGCCACTCCTTTCTGCGCCTGCCCGACTAGCCACCCTCGCCCAGCCCGATCCAACCCCCATCGGCCCTCCCCGACGCGTCGTCCCGACCCCATCCGCCCTCAGCCCCGGCCCGACCGCCCGGCCCAACCCGTGCCCAAGCCGATCCGCTCCGCGCCGACGACCCAATCCGCTCCGCCCCGTCCCGCGTCATGCCAACCCCACTCGACTGCCCGGCTTAACCCCCCGCCCCCGTCCGACCTCCCTGGACCGCCCACCCCCGCCCGACGCCTCCCGCACCCGACAGGCCCACCCAGCCCGCCCGCGCCCGTCCCGACGACCCCTTCCTACCCGCCCCTGCCCCAACCGTCCCGCCCCGACGATCCGACCCGAGACCTGCCATGCCACCCCCCGGCCGACCTGCCGAGCCGAGTCACCCCACTCCTGCACACGCCCCTCCCATCCCGACATCCCACCGAAAGGACCGCAGTGATCACGTCAGCTTTCGCCGAATTCCGTGACCGAGCCTGGCCCTACCGGTTCGCCGGCCAGCTCCACATCGGATGCATCGCGGGCGGCATCCCCACCGACCCCAAGGTCGCCGAAGGCTGGCTGCGCACCAAGCTCGCCGACCCCGACGATCTGATCCGGCAGGCCGTCGCCGAAACGATGGCCGAGCGCGGTGTCACCGCCGAAGAGGCCGCAGCGATCGTCGACACGCAGAAGCACCTGAACGGCTTCAAGCGTGACGAACAGGGCCTCTACATTGAGGGCCGCCAGCTCAAGGCTGCCATCAAGGAGGCCGCCTCCGTCGCCGCCGCCGCCGGGAAACTGCCGCTGAAGTCCTGGGGGAAGACCAACAAGGGTCTGCTCGGCTATATCGCCGAGCATGTATGCGTCGTCGAGGATCGGCTTCATTTCGGCGTCGATGCGGCGTCCGGGATCAATCAGCGGTTCGTGCACACATTCCGCGGGTCCGGGATCCAGTACGAGGAGTACGTCGAGGACGCGAAGGTCAACTTCACGATCCTGAGTGACCACGACTTCACCGCGGAGCAGTGGGCCATGATCTGGCTCACCGGCGAGCAGCAGGGCATCGGCGCCACCCGCTCACAGGGCTTCGGTCGCTACACGGTGACCCGCTGGGACCAGGTGCCGGCATGAACGCCATATCGCACCGTGACCAGCACCACTTTGCGGCCGCCCTGCTCGAGGGTCAGACCTGGGGCGACCTGCAGCGTCGCCCCGCCGGCGAGGAGTACCGCGCCGTCCGCCGCGCAGTCGCCGTCCGCCGACGCACCGAGCAGCGACGCCATCGGATCGTCACCGGCGGCGACCGGGCCACCATCCGCGCGCTGCGCCGCACCGCCAGCCCCTGATCGCACGCCGGGCGGCGCGCCGCCACGGATGGCGCCGCCCCCGCCATGGATGACGGACCCCTTCGCCGCCCGGCGTGCCCGCACCACCCCGAACACAGGCCCGCCCGGCACTCACGGCCAAGCGACGAGGGGACCGGGCAGACGAGAGGACATCTTGCCGTGCCCGAGAGCGATGCGCCATGGACAGAGGGTGGCGAATCCGGAACCGCCCAGCACTACGAGGGAACACACCGAGGAGAGGGGAGGCACCGGTGGAACCCGGTCCGCTCGATCCACGGAGCCACCCGGACACCGCTGGCCGACACGGCCCGCCCAGCCCAACGGGCCCCCTCGCCCACACCCGAACCCAAGGCTCCCCAGGGCCACGGCAAGAACCCGGCATGAGCAAGGACGACGCCTCCATCGCCGCCTGCTCCTGGATCCCCGCTTGGGGACCCTTCCGGCACCAGGGCCGCACCTGCGACGAGGGCACCCGCACCGGCACCAGCAGCGACTCCGACGACCACGGACCCGGCGAAGGCCCCGCCCGCTGACCCCCGACACGACAGCGGCCGGGCCCCCGCATCTGACAGGGCCCGGCCACCAGCAGAGAGCAGGATCCCATGACCGCAACACCAGAGCCAGCCCTCCCAGGCCGGGCCGTCGACATCGTGGTCGCCGCCGCGAAGGCCGCCCACGTCCCGCTGTCCCGGGTCAGCGTCACCTTCATCCCCGGCCTGCACCGCCCGGGCTGGGTGCGACTGCTCGTCGGGACCGAGCAGGGCACCGCCATCGAGGCGGAGACGCTGCTGCGGCAGCTCGGTATCGCCGAGCCGATCGCCGAAGTCACCACCCGTTACGGGTACCGCGAGGCCAGGTACGAGCACGACTGCACGGCGTTCGGCAAGGTCGTGGTGGTCATCCGCATCACGGAGAGCATCGCTGACCCGGCACCCGCGGCCGACCTGGGCGCCCTCGTCGCCCAGGTCGACGCCGCCCGCGCGGCCGCCGACGAGGCCGAGAGGCCGGTGTCCGCGTGATCGTCCTCGGGATCTCCTGCCTGATCCTCGCCGCGGCCGTCCTGGCGGGCATGGCCGCGATGATCCGCGACCTACACCGCGCACACCGCGCCGACGTCCAGGCCGCCTACCGGCGCAGGCGCGCCGAGTTGGACGAGATCGCCACCTCGTCCCGCGGGATCGGAGGCCTGCGGTGACCGCCGCCGCGACCGTCCTGGAATACGTCTCCTGGGCCTGCTTGATCGGCGCCGTCATCTCCGGCACCGGCTGGGTCCTGGCCACGCTCGCCATCGCCTGGAGGAGGCGACACCGGTGATGACCCCTGAGCAGGTCCTCTCGATCTCGATCTTCGCGGTCGGCTGCCTCGCCGCCCTGACGTGGTTCCTGGCCCGCGAGCCCCGCGGCCAGGTCCGGCACCGGGCGGACGGCGACCCTTTGGCCGGCGCACGCCCCGCCGCCGTCCAGCGGCCCGGTGTCGTCCCGCTCGCCCCGATGGCCAGCATCGAGCCGGCCCTGACGCCCTCGGCGCTGCCCCGCCCGTTCGTGGTCCTTCGGCCCCCGTCGTCCGGAGACCTGACCAGCGTGCCGAGCCCGCTCCCGGCCGCTGTCGCGATGCGCGGGCACGCCGTCCTGGTGACCCACCGGTGCCGCCTGTGCCATGACGGCGCCGAGGTCATCGGCCCGACGTGCATCCTCTGCGGCTGCGCGTCCCGGGCGGTGACCCGGTGATGGCTGACGGCGACTCGATCAAGCGGATGCTCGACGAGCCCACGGCCGCTGACCTGGCGCAAGCGCACGACCAGGCGAAGGCCTCCGTCATCCGCGCGGCCGCCCGGATCCAGAAGTCGGCCGACGAGCACGGGACGCCGCAGGACCGCGCCGACAGCCTCGACCGGTGGCTGCGCGGGGACCTGGCCACCGCCTTCGCGTGGCGGCACGGGATCGCCGCCGCCTACGTCCTCGGCCTCGCCGATGGCCTCGCGGAGGTGGGCCAGCCGTGACGACCCGAGACCGCACCGCCGCCGAGGTCCGCCGCCTGCTGGCGCCCGAGCGCCACCCCGTCCCATCCCAGGAGGACACCGCCATGCCCACCGTCCCGGCCGACCTCGACGCGATCGTCGACCACCAGGACCAGCACGAGCCGATCGTCATCACCCGCGAGCAGCTGCTGCCCCCGGACGTCGAGCGGCAGATGGCCGAGCGCGCCGAGACGCGCGGAACGCTCACCGACCGGGACGTCGAGCGCCGGATCGCCGACGCCGCCATGCAGGAGGACACCGCGCGGATCCTGCAGCTGCTCGACCGGCCCGCCGCCGACGTCCTGGCGGTCGACCAGCGGGCCCGGCTCGTCATCCTCGGCGAGGTCCTCGACCGGGCGCCCGGCGCGGCCCTGTCCGAAGTGCTGGCGCTCGCCCGGTGGGTCGAGCTCGGCGAGATGGCCACGGTAGGTGAGGGCCGGTGATCGCCGTCCGCATCGACCCCGACGGCAAGCCCGCCGTCGTCGAATGCCCCGCGGGCGCCTTCCGGTACCTCGCCGACGTCTTCCCCGAGGGGTTCGACGGGATCCGGCTCGCCCCCGACGTCATCGGCTACGTGGGCGACTGCTCGCTGCTCGACGGCTCGCCGGCCAACGACGCTGGCCAGGCCCTCGCCGATGCCGTCTACCGGCGGTACGCGGGCCGCGCGTACCACAGCGCGGTGTGCGGCCCGATGGTCGTCGTCGGCGTCACCGTCGACGGCGGTTCGACGTCGGTGCCGGCGGCGTTCATCGCCCAGTTCCTGCCCCAGCTGGAGCGCGCCGCAGCTGCGGGAGGTGGGCGGTGAGCCTGACCGTGGCCGAGGCCAACGCCGTCTACGAGATCACGGACTGGCTGACCTCGCTCGACCTGTTCGAGGTCAACCAGAACTGCGTAGTGGACGATGCCAGCCTGACCGACGCCGTCGATGTCCTCGTGCGCGGGGCACGCAAGCGGCTGGGTGCCGGCGCCGAGCCGGGCGACGTCGTGCGCCAGCTGTCCCGGGTGCTCGCGGGCGGCGACCGGTGACCGCGGCACCCGAGCTGCAGATGCGGCAGGAGATCTCCGGGCCCGGCGTGTACGACGACATGCCGGACGAGGTCTACCACGGGGACCCGACACCCGAGGGGAGCCTCTCGAACAGTGGCGCGAAGCACCTGATCCCGCCGTCGACGCCCGCGCACTTCAAGCACTGGCGCGAGCGCGGCGACAAGCCGAAGCGGGAGTTCGACTTCGGCCACGCCGCACACTCGCTGGTCCTCGGCCGAGGCCTGCAGGTCCACGTCGTCAAGGCTGACAACTGGAAGAAGAGGGCCGCCCAGGACGAGCGGGACGCCGCATACGAGCGCGGCGAGGCGCCCCTTCTTGAACGCGAGTGGGACGCCGTCCAGGACATGGCGCAGGCACTGCGCGAGCACCCCGAGGCGGCCGCGCTGCTCGATCCGGCGCGCGGGAAGCCGGAGCAGTCCCTGTTCTGGCGGCACGACCGCACCGGGGTCATGCTGCGCTGCCGACTCGACCTCATGCCGCACGCCGTGCCGGCCGGGCGCCGGTACATCCTGGCCGACTACAAGACCACGACGGACGCCAGCACCGACGCGTTCATGCGATCGGCCGCCGAGTTCGGCTACCACCGTCAGCGCGCGTTCTACTGCGCCGCCGTCAAGGCCCTCGGCATCCACCCCGAGCCCGAGTTCCTGTTCGTCGCCCAGGAACGCAAGCCGCCGTACCTCGTGAACGTCGTCCAGCTCGACGACGAGGCCGAGCGGCTGGGCCGGATCGAGATGGAGCAGGCGGTCAACATCTACGCCCGGTGCGTCGAGAGCGGCCGCTGGCCCGGCTACTCCGGCGTGCAGCTGGGCACGCTTCCCCGTTGGTTCACCTACGGAAAGGACATCGCATGACCGTCGACGTGCAGCACCTGGAGCCCGTGCAGGGCCCGAGCAGGATCGGGCAGGCCACGGTCGTCGAGCAGTCCCGGGCCGTCGCCGAGGTGATGGCCGCCGTCCAGGTCGCGCAGGCCTGCCCGCGCAACGTAAAGGCCGCGCTCGACGAGATGCGCCGTTCGTGCCAGCAGCCGCGCCTGGCCGAGCGCGCGTTCTACCGGTACAACCGCGGCGACGGCATGGTCACGGGCCCGTCCATCCACCTCGCCCGCGAGCTGGCCCGGTGCTGGGGGAACTTCCAGAACGGCATTGCCGAGCTGCGGCGCGACGACGGCGCCGGCCAGTCCGAGATGCAGGCGATGGCCTGGGACGTGCAGACCAACACCCGCAACGCCACCGCCTTCATCGTGCCGCACGCCCGCGACACCAAGAAGGGCCGCAGGGACCTGACGGACCTGCGGGACATCTACGAGAACAACGCCAACAACGGCGCGCGACGCCTGCGCGAGATGATCCTCGGCCTGCTGCCGCAGTGGTACGTGCAGGAGGCCATCGACCTGTGCACCGCGACCCTGCAGCGCGGCAACGGCAAGCCGCTCGACGAGCGGGTCAAGGACTGCGTGCGGCTGTTCGACGAGATGCGGATCTCCCGTGAGCGGCTGGAGAGCCGGATCGGTCACCCGACCGGCCAGTGGACGCCGCAGGATCTCGCCACGCTGTCGGTGATCTGGCAGAGCATCAAGCGCGGCGAGATCACGGTGGAGGACGAGTTCCCTGCGGCGACGATCACGGCCGAGGACATCATCGGTCCGGCACCCGCCGCCCAGCCCGTGCCCGCGCCTCAGCCGGCCGCTCCGCCGGCGCCGGCGCCAGCCGACGAGGCCTTGCCGATGAAGGGCTGGGCGGCGATCAACCGCCGGTTCAACGAGCTGCACCTGACCGGCCCAGGGCAGACGGAGAAGCGCCGCGCCGTCATGGCCGCGATCGTCGAGCACGAGGTGAAGGGCCCCGAGTCGCTCACCACCGCCGAGGGGCACCTCATCCTCGACAACCTGGCGGGCGAGGCCGGCGCCCGGGTCGTCGCTGCCGCGCTGGGCCTCGACAGGTCAGCGCCCGCGGGCTCCGCCGGGGAGGTTGCCCGCGCCGCACTGGAGGAGCACTTCTTCCAGGGCCAGGGTCAGGACGACGGCGGCGCCCTGGAGGACGCCGCGGCGGCCGACGAGGCAGCCACCGGCCAGCCCTGGACGCCGCCCGCTGCAGAGCCGCAGGACGGCGACGAGCAGCTGCCCGACCCGACGGTGGGTGGCGACCACTGGTCGCCCGAGTGGCCCGCGGACGAGGCGGGCCAGGCATGACCCGCCACCAGGCCCTCACCTGGGCCGCCGCGGTCGCCCTCCTGGGCCTGGCCATCGTCGCCGCGGTCGCCGTCACGGCCGAGCTGGAGGCCGGCGCCCAGCGCGCCTGGGCGCGAGTCGAGGCCCGCCGGTCGGCGCACCTGCCGCCCGAGCCGGCCCGCGTCCCGGTCCCGAGGGTGCCCAGATGACGCGCCTGGCTCTGGCCGTCCTGGTCGCCCTCGTCGGCGCCGCCGCACTGTGGGCGGCCGGCTGGGTGAGCGGGTGGCCGGCATGAGCGCGGCGCCCATACTCCGGTTCCGGGTAGCCGGCTTGCCGATCCCGCAGGGCAGCAAGCGGATCGGCCGGTCACGCGGCGGCAAGCCCATCCTGCTGGATGACAACGACAAGGCGCTCAAGCCCTGGCGCCGCTCCGTCGTCCAGGCCGCGAAGGTCGCCCTGTTCGGCGACTTCTCGTGGCAGCCACTCATCGGACCGATCCGCCTCGCCCTCGCGTTCGGCTTCACCCGTCCGCCCAGCCACCCGAGGACGCGACCCACCTGGCCCACCGGCCAGGGCACCACCGGCGACGTCGACAAGCTGGCCCGAGCCGTGATGGACGCCCTCACCGAGGCGCAGGTCTGGCGCGACGACGCCCAAGTCGTCGAGCTGTACGCGGCGAAGGACTGGTGCGGGCAGGGCGTCGCCCAGCCGCTCACCCTGCCCGGTCTGATCGTCCGCGTCTGGCGCCTCGTCGAGGCACCCCCGCCGTCCGGCCAGATTCTCCTTCTCACTCCGCAGCAGGTGCAGGCGCTGTGCATCCAGGCGTGGGAGCGGCAGGTGGCCAAGGCCACCGAGGCGAAGGTGCCGCTGTACACCAACCCCTGCGGCGCCTCGTCGCTGCCGGTTACCACCACCGCGAAGTGAGGGATCAGATGACCGTGGGCACCTACCGTGTCAGCACGCCGGAGTTCCGCAAGGCGCTCGACGCCGTGCGCCGGCACGCCGACAAGACCAAGACCGGCGGCGACGGCACGCAGGCACTGCGTCGCGTCCGGCTCTACTTCGACCCGGCCGCCGGCTACGTCCGCGTCATGGCGACGTGCATCGCGACCAGCGCGGTCGCCGTCGCGCCCCTGCTGCGCTCCGACGGCGGACAGATGGACCTGCTCGACGCCGGGATGTCCAGCGACGACGGCAAGACCGGCCCGGCGGTCGCCGACATCCTGCCGCAGCACGCCGCCCGGATCCTGGGGGCCTTCCCCGCCAAGGGCGACGACGGGATGGCCATGCTGCAGCTGGACGTCGAGGACGGCGCCCTGACCGCCACTGACGTCGGCGGCCTGATGGACGGCGACGCCTACGTGATGACCGCACCCCCGGATGCCGAGGGCTTCCCGGACGTGTGGGGCATCGTGCACCGCGCCCTGCTCGACGCGCAGAAGACACCCTCACCGAAGCCCTTGACGGCCCCGGGCCAAGCCCAGGCCCGGTTCCTGCCAGCGTCGAAGCTGTACGAGACGCCGCTGACGACCGTGCCCTCGGGCTCGGCTGACTCCCGGGCGTTCGTGGTCGAGTGCGGGCCCTCGTTCCTCGGCCTCATCTCGTCCGGTCACGACGATGACGACTCGCTCAGCAAGCGCGCTCGGGCCCGGCAGCTGTGGCTCGATCGGTTCGCCGGCAAGCGCCTGCAGGAGGCCTGACGTGCCCGTCGAGTTCGGTCCGGGCCGATACCCGGAGGACCCGCAGGGGACCGTCCTGGCGGTCGATCTGCAGATTCGGGACGGCGCGTGGGCGCCGTACCTGGGCAGCAACCCGCTACGTGGCCAGCTGTCCAGGATCGGCGTCCTTCCGCACGGGATGACGGGCGGGGCGCCGTCCGCGTCCCTGCTCGTCGTGCTGGACGACGGCCGCGCCGTCCTCGCCGAGACCAGCTGGCGCAACCTCGCGCTGGCCGCGGTCGCGCTTATCGCCCGGTGGGGCACGCCTTGAGCGCCCGCAGCGACATCGAGATGGCCGCGAAGGCCCTGCGCATCTTGGAGCGCTTCGCCCACGAGGTCCACTGCGCGGCCGCTGACGCCGCGACCGACCTGGAGCTGCTCGCCGCCGAGCACGAGGACGGCGACCAGGGCGAGGACGAGCCAGACGACGACTGCCCCGACGGGCCCAAGTGCGGCAAGTGAACGTGCGCCGAGTCCGCACCGTGCAAGCACTGCGTCCGCAACCACGGCATGCCCCCGTGGTGACCTGCGCCTGACAAGACCACCCGGACGCCGACCGGCGTCCGGACACCACCACCGAAGGGAAGCACCACGCGATGAGCTACTCGCTCACCATCACCCACGACGCCGACGGAGTCCGCCTGGAGCCCGTCAGCGAGGCGGCACTGCAGCGCATCCCGCTCGGCACGATCATCGTCTCGGGGCACCACGTGGAGCCCGGCGAGAACGGCAGCGCGTACGTCCAGGTCAGCGTCAAGGACTCGGACGGCTACTTCATCGGGACGTCGATGAACGCCAGCCGGGACCGCAGCGCCGAGGTCAAGGCCGCGGCCAAGCCCCAGGACTGACGACCGTCGGCGGCCGGGCCCGATGGCCCGTGGCCCGGCCGCCGTCCTCCTGACCATCAAGCGACCGAGGAGGTGCCCGTGAGCCTGCTGACCCCCAACTGCGCGAAGGCCGCCCGCGAGGGGCGCCCCAACCGAGACCACCACTGCACGGGCGGTTTCTGCGACTGCACGTGCCACCACCGCCGCGCCGCCCCCTGGTTCCGGCAGCAGGTCGAGGACCAGCGGGCACAGCGGCGCGCCCAGACGCCGGGCCCGGGTGAGCGTGGGGAAGCGCCACCCGGGCCCGGCACGGGGGGTGCGGGGTGATGACGTGCTGTGGCTCGGCAACCCGAGCACCGAGCGCATCAGGGCCGCGATGCGCGCCGGCTGGCCCGGAGCCATCGACACCCCAGCGCAGGGCAATGTCGTGCCGGACGGCGTGCCCTACGCCCTCGACAACGGGTGCTTCGGCGCCGGCTACCCCGGCGAGCGTGCGTGGATGCACTGGCTCTCGGGGCACCGAGCAGACCCCGCCCTGTGCCTGTTCGCCGTCGCCCCGGATGTCGTCGCCGACGCCGCCGCCACCTGGGAGCGCTCGGCACCCTGGCTGCCCGCGATCCGGGCCCTCGGCTACCCGGCCGCGTTCGTCGCGCAGAACGGCCTGGAGCAACTCACCGTGCCGTGGAACGCGTTCGACGTCCTCTTCATCGGCGGCGACACCACCTGGAAGCTCGGGCCGCACGCACGCCGACTTGCGGGCGAAGCGGTCGCGCGCGGGAAGCGGGTGCACATGGGCCGCGTGAACAGCCTGCGCCGGCTCCGGATCGCCCGCAGCATGGGCGCCACCACGGCGGACGGCACCATCCTCGCCAAGTACCCCGACCGCCGCCTGCCCGACGTCCTCGCCTGGGAGCGCGCCCTGGCGCACCCGGAGTTGCCCCTGGGCGGTGAGACCGCGTGAGGGCCGTCCCGCACACCGACCAGTTGGCCATCGTCACCGGCCGCGGCGAGGTCGTCTGCCCCGTCTGCTGGCACACGCACTGCCTCACCCTCGCCGGCCGCCTGTGGACCCACGGGCCGCGCCACGCACGCTGCCGCGGCTCCCGCCTGCGCCTGGTCGCCGCCCGCGTCGTCGCTGCCACGGTGCGCGGGCGGCGTGTCGAGACCGTGCACCTGCCCGCCGAGCTGCCCAGCGAGAGGAGACCAGCGTGACCGCCCCGACCACCGGCAGCCCACCGCCCGGCGTGCCGCCGGCGGTCGCCCAGCACTGGCCGCACCTGCCCTGGCGCGTCCGCCAGCAGTGGCGCGCGAGGCTCGCCCAGGACGTGGGGGCGCTACGCGCGCAGCGGGAGGCCCGGTACCGGCAGACGCCGGCCGCACCCCCACCGCAGTCGCGCGGCGCGCGGCGCACCACCGCCGAGACAGCCCGGCTCGTGCAGGCCCTGACCGCGCAGGGACTGACGCCGCCGCAGATCGTCGAGCGGCTCGGGACCACCGCATCCGCGATCGAGTCCGCGCTGCGCCGCCAGGACGACCCGGACGACCTGCGCGGCCCCTACCAGCGCATGGTCAGCCGGCTCGCGGCCAACCGACGCATGGGCCTGCCGGACGACTGGGAGCCGCCGTGAGACCCGTGCGGGACCGCCGGATCGACCGCTGTCCGGTGTGCGGGGCGTGGCGGTGGCGGCTGAAGTGCGGGACCAGATGCGACCAGGGGAAGGCGGAGCCTGAGCAATGGGGAGCGGTGCCGGCATCGAGATCGATGGACCCCGCCCGGCCGTCGCATGGGTCACCTCACTCCCCAGGGAGTACGGCATGACGCCGGCGGAGAAGTTGGTCCTGCTCTGCCTGGCCTGCGACGCATTCGATTGGAAGTCGGGGCCGGGCTATGACGTCATCGCGGAATGGACGGGAATGCATCGATCGTCGTGCGCCGAGATTCTCGGACGCCTCGAAAAGGCTACTGCCCAGCGTCCGGCGCTGGTCGCGAAGATGTCCCTCAGGGGTCGTCGTCGCACGGTCTGGCGCCTCCTCGGCGACGGCCAACCGTCCGGCCCCACCGGACGGTTGAACCGTCCGGCCCCACCGGACGGTTCGGCCCCTGAACCGTCCGGTCCCACCGGACGGTTCGCCGACGGTTCGGACGTCTCCAACCGTCCGGCCCCACCGGACGGTTCAGGGGCCAACCGTCGCCCAACCGTCGGCGAACCGTCCGGCCCGGCCGGACACGCCCTTTGCCCTAACCCATCTGTGGTTGAGAAAGCTTCTTACCCCCCCTCCGGGGGGGTTAAGACGCGCGCGACACGCGCGCCCGCACGCGAGGCGTCCCCCGATCGGGGCACCCGAATTCCCGAGAATTGGCAACCCGATCCCCAGCTCATCGAATGGACCCGCAAGAATGCCCCGGATGTCGGATGGGTAGACGTGGAGAAATTCCGGAACCACTGGCTGGCGAAACCCGGGAAAGACGGCCGGAAAATCCGCTGGGATCTCACCTGGCGGAACTGGGCCATCGAGGAACAGCGCCGCATCGACGACCGCCGCCAGGCGCGTGCCGGCCGCCGCTCCACCACCGACGATCGCGTCGCCGCGGCGCAGTCCCTGCGCGCCAAGTACGAAGCCCTCGACCAGGCCGAAGCCGCAGGTCTGGCCACCGTCACCCACCTCGCGATCGGAGGAAACCCCGCATGAACCGCGCCCAGGTCGTCGACCTGCTCAGCTACGCCGCAGCCTGCGACCAGCGCACCGTCGGAGACGCTGACGTCCTCGTCTGGCACGACATGCTCGGCGCGCTCGACTTCGAGACCGCCCTGGCCGCGATGCGCCAGCACTACCGCCGCATGCCCGACGTCCGGCTCAAGCCCGGCCACCTGTGGCAGCTGTGCCGCACCCAGACCGACGCGGAGGCTGCCGAAGCCGAGCTCACCCGTCCGTGCGAGCACGGCCGGATTTGCCCCGACTGCAAGGCCGTCCACCACGCCGACGAGCCATGCGACGTCCTCGTGCCCAACGGCGAGCTCGCACAGCGAGTCGTGGACCTGTTCCGCCGCCCCAACCAGATCGAAGCCCGGGAGACCGCATGACCACCGACCAGCCCCGCCACCCCGCCACCCAGCAGATCCTTCGCTGGTTCGACTTCGGCCACCTACCCGAGGGCCTGCCCCGTTCCGTGGCCGGGGACTGCTTCGCGGCCGCCCACTCGCTCGTCGCCCAACTCCCCGACGGCCCCGAATTGACCACCGGCCTGCGGAAGCTTCTGGAGGCCAAGGATTGCCTCGTCCGGGCCGCGATCGCCGCCCAGGACGGCCCGCGATGACCGCCGCCCCCACCGCCCGCGAGGCCCTCGCCGAACTCGCCCGCCGGCTCGACGCCGCCGCCGAAGGCGAGACCTGGGTGCGTCCGATGTTGCCGGCCGACGTCGCCGAGCGGATCCGCGAGTTCGCCGCCACGCTGCCCGACGAGGCGGCGGGCGACATCGCACCCGAGACGCCCGCCGAGCGCTGCGTCCGCCGAGTGCACGAGGTCCTCACGCCGCCCCGCGAGATCGGCGATGAGGGCGCCTGGATCACCTGGCACCGCGGCGGCATGGATGCGCGGATCGTGGTCGGTGACCGCGACCTCGCCCCCATCGCCCGCTCAGCGACGCTCCGGCTCGCCGCGGACTCGGTGCCGACGCTGACGCTCGAGCAGGGCGCGGCCACCCGCGCCCTGCTCGACCTCGCCGGCTGGCGTGACGCCGACTTCGTGGCCTCCCTCGGCCGGTCCCTCCGCATCGAGGCACAGCGCGCCGACCTCGCCGAGCGGGACCTGCACGCGGCACAGGCCGAGCTGCGAGCGATGCACGCCGCGGCTCAGGGAAGGAAGAACCGATGATCGCCGACTGCGCCGCGCCGCACCCCAACGCGCTCACGGTCGCGTCGTGCGACCGGCCCGTCAACCACGCCGGAGATCACTCGCGTGGCGAGTACCGCTGGGCCAACCGCGACGAGGCGCCCCGCACCCCGCCGCGCGGCCCGTCCGGCGGCAGCCGCCCCGATCCCGCCCCCGACCCGTACCGCGTCGAGGCGCTCCAGGCCGCCGCGCGCCTGTGGGCCGGTTTCTCCGAAGGCGACGTTCTCGGGACCGCCCGCGTGCTCGAGGCGTACCTGCGAGGCGACCAGTGACCCCCGCCCGCTCCCTGGCCCACCTGGCCCTGGTCGCCCTCGCGATCGCCGTGGCTGCACTGCTGCTGGGCGCCCGCGACTCCGGCCCCGCCCCCGTCCAGGTGCCCACGCCGTCCCCGTCGCCCACAGCGAGCGCGCCCGCCGCCAGCCCCGTCCCCGAGGTGAGCCCGGCCGGTCCCGGAGGCTCCGAGTTCGTGAGGTGGGCCCGATGACCCCCGTCATCAGCGACGACGAGCACGCCGCGATGGTCGAGCGGCACCTGACCGCCGTCAGCACCACGTGCGCCGAGCTGGGCATCACCCCGGGCGACGTCGAGGCGTTCGACTACGAGCCGCCAGGCGCGGCGGGCCCCCACGCCTGCCTGACCCTCGACCTGGCCGACGGCCGGCGCGTGGAGATCGCCAAGGATGGGCGCGGCACGCGGGAGTTCACCTGGACGCCCGCGCCGGCCCGCGCCAAGGGCCACGAATGCCCCCTCGGCAAGTGCGAGGCCGGGAATGACTGCGGCGGCCCGTCCGCGAACCCCGAGCCCTGTGGCGGCTGCTGCACGTGCCTCGGCGGCTGCGAGGCCGCCTACGCCGAGCGGACCGCACCCGCCATCCCTGAGCCCTACCGCGTGGCCCTGGACGACGTGCGGGAGCGGCTCGACCAGGTGCGCGGCCAACACCGGCCGACCGGCGTGCACCCGCTCGACCGGGCGATACCCGGCGAGCCCACCGGGCACGTCGTCGTGCGCACCGGCGCCGAGATCCCCGAGTCGATCCGCGACCATGCGATGTACCACCACGGGCCGGGCGTCTCCCGGCACCCTCGGCTCGGCATCTGGGTGATCGTGCTCGACGAGATCGACCCCGACCGCAACGGCCGCAAGATGCTGCAGGCGCTGGGTGACCTCGGGATCGCCCGCGAGAAGCTGGCGAAGGTCGAGCGCGAGCACCACGACACCCGTGCCGCGGCCCGCAAGCTGGCCACCGCGCTCGACCATGCACACGCCGAGCTGGACAGCGTCCGCGCCGCCCTGCAGAAGGCCCTGCGCGACGGCATCGTGGTCAACCAGCAGCGCGGCGAGGCGCGCGCCGAGGTGGAGCGGCTGCGGGCCGACGTCGAGGGCCTGGTCGCCGAGGCTGAGCGCTTGCGCGGCACCCGCGAGGCCACCGTCACCGCGATCGGGGACGGCATCGCCGCCCTCGACGTCGAGCACCTGACCGCGTACGACGCCGAGCGCGTGGCACGTGTCGTGGGCGCTGCGTTCCGGATCGACGAGGTCGAGCGGTTGCGCCACCTGCTCGCCACTGCCCTCGGCGACACCGATCGGCTGATGGCGAGCTTCCTGATCGGCGCCCTCGGGCTCGTTTCCGCCGATCACATGGAGGAGGCCGACCGCCCGCCCGTGACCGACCCGCGGGACTCCTGCGTCCACAGCTTCGACATGGACCGCCTGCGAGCCGGCGGCGAGTGGACGCCATGCTCCGGATGCGGTGCGACCCGGGCCGACCTGGAGCAGTCCGGATCCCTGCGACGGAGGCCCTGTTGACCGACCGCCCGTGCCCGCTGGACGGCTGCGATCAGGTGCTCGGGGCCGGGGAAGTGATCTGCCGCGGGTGCATCGGCCGCACCCGCGGCAACCTGCGCGCCGTGCCCGGCCTGCTCGTCGAGCTCGACGCCACTGCGACCGGCCTGCGCTCGAGCTGGCGCGAACCCGGCCCGCGCAGCCCCAGCGACGAGGGCGGCCTGACGCTCAACGAACGCGCCGTGCAGGCCGGAGACGCGATCCGGAACGTCGTGCACGGCTGGGCGCGCGTCTGGGACGAGCAGACCCCGCAGGCCGACGAGATCGAGGGCCCGGTCTGCCCAGCCCGGTGCCGGCACGACTCATGCCGCACCGTCCGCGCCGTCGCCGGGCTGGTCGCCGTCCGCCGGCAACGGCTGTCCACCGCGCCGCGGCAGGCGCTGCTGCTGGCCGACGTCCGCGACCTGGGGCGCCGGCCGTGGGCCGCCAACCTTGCTGCGGAGATCCGTGACGCCGTCACCGCCGCCGAGCGGGCCGTCGACGCCCCACAGCCGATGGTGCTCGTCTGCAGGTGCACCTGCGGCGCCGAGATCCTGTCGCACCCGGATGCGAAGGTGACCACGTGCAGGGACTGCGGGGAGCGCTGGGACGTGGTGGTCAGCCGGGCGGCGATGATCGAGGCCGCCAACGACGTGGCCGCGCCGGCTGTCGTCATCGCCAGGATGCTCGGCCCCAGCGTCGTCACGGCGGCGATGATCCGCGGCTGGGCGCACCGCAAGACTCTCGCCGTGGCTTACGTCAACCCCGCCGGCCAGCCCTGCTACAGCGTGGCCGCAGTGTCGAAGCTCGCCCGCGAAGGTGCCCCGACACGCGACCGGAAAGGCACCGAGAGTTGACGTCTGACCTGCGCGAACGCAGAATGCACCCAGAGTCGTTGATCTGTCGGGCGGCGTGATGAGCCGTCCCCGATGCTGCTGGCCCATGTGCGGATCACTGAAATGGGGGCCGCATGCCCGGCATGGAGTTATGCCAGAAGCACGCCCTGCACGTCTGGGCCCAGGTGAACGCCGACATTGAAGGCGGCGAGATCCCCGCACCCGAGCGGCCCAAGGCGAAGGCCAGGCCAGCCAAGGGCGTGATCTACTACCTGCAGAACGGCGACCGCATCAAGGTCGGCTACGCCAGCAACCTGGCGCAGCGGATGCGCACCTATCCGCCGAACGCCGAGATCCTCGCCGTCCATCCCGGGACCCTCGCTGATGAGCAGCGGATTCACGCCGAACTGAGCGCGCATCGGGCCGCCGGCCGCGAGTGGTACCACCCGAGCCCGATCCTGCTCGAGTACATCGCCGCAGTGGTCGAGGAATGGGGCGAGCCCGAGATCAAGACGCCGATCCGCGTCAGGCCGACGGCGACCCCGATGCGCAAGACGCCGACATCACGGCGCTATCGTCAGGGCCAGATCCACATGTAGATCTCTCAGTTCGGCCGACGCACCAGCGTGACCGGGACGTGCAGAGCCCGGCACCGAGTCGAGCCGACCCGACCGTGAGCGGGAGTCTCGCGGACCAGCAGCCCCGCCCCTCCGTCGCCGCCACTGCAGCGCGGATCCACGACCGAGGATCACGGCGGGGCTGCTGCACATCGCCCGGGAGGTGAGCGCCATGGGTGAGCCCACCCAGTTCGATCTCGCTGTACAGCGTGCCGAGTGCGAGGGGGACCAGGACCCCGAGGCGGCGCTGGCCAGGTTCAACTCCGCCCTCTGACCGGGCCGGCCATGACCGACCCTCGGCACACCCACCCCTACCGGGCGCTGGTCCGGCAGGTACGGCGGGAGGAGGGCGCATGCTGGCTGTGCGGCCAGCAGATCGACCGCGCGCTGCCCTACCGCGACCCGACCACCCGCCGCGTCAATCCACTGTCCTGGACCCTCGACCACGTGGTGCCCGTCGATGAGGCACCACAGCTGGCGCTCGTGCGCAGCAACTGCCGAGCCGCACACCACCGATGCAACTCAGCACGAGGCAAGCGGTCACCGCACAGGTCCAAGCCCATCGATGTGCTCATCACCTCGCGCCGATGGTGAGACAAGCCTCTGACCTGCGGCGATGCCACGGGCAGGGGGGCACCCCATCGACGGGACCGGGACCCCCCACTAC